TTGGCGAGCCGGATTAGGCGCTGGTCCAAGCGCTTGACGGTGCGAGCCTTGCGCTCGGTCGGCAGGTCATCGATGTGGCGGCGATTGTCGTGCTCCCATTCTTGCAATTCGCTCGCGGATTGCAGACAATCGATTTCCTCGGCGAGTTCGCTCTCGCGTTGCTCCCAGGCGTCTACGGCGGTTTCAGCATCTGCCCGGTCATCGTCCTCTATCGTCTTTGATGCGGCTGCATTGCCTGGCGTTTCTGCATCCTCCTCAATGTTGACCTTGGCACCGGGAATATCTGCCACCTCGGTTTCATCGAGCAGGCCGAGACCACAGATCGACAAGGTTACGCGGCGTTTGGCCTTTGTCACCGCTTTCATGACGGCATTCGCGCGCGCCTCTCCGCGCAGTGCGCCAAGCAGAACGACGCCGTAATCCTCATCGTGGCGGCCGTCCGGCGTCGTGGCGCGAACGCAGACTGTGAGCAAATCGCCGTCAACATCACGGCTCAGAACCTGCAGAGAAATATTGTTGGTCTTGCGTAATTGATCGCAAGCATCGCGCTTGGCATAGAGCACGAGCTTGCCGCTCAGATGGATGAATTCGAATGGGCGGGTGAGCGGATTGAGGCCGAGCGAATGGCAAGTCTGCATGTAATAGAGATTGCGCTCGGCGGGCGACAGCTTGCTCAAGTCGCCGCGCATGAGCACGGTTTCCATGATGCTTTGCGCGTCTGAATGGGAGGCCGGCGCCGGTGACTGCTTCTCGGCGGCGTGCTGTGCAGTCACCATTGATGGCGCCGGCTTTGGGATATCAGTCATAATATGAGATCCTGTTTTTGCTCTGCGCGGAACGAATTTGTGTTGGTGTAGTAGATCGAGTCGCGGTGATCGTTATCCCAGCGGATGACGACGCCGCGCGAGCCGTCGAAGGCGCGATTGGCAAAAAACCGAATTATGATGCCGCGACGATCGTCGTAGGTGTGCTCGACGCGCTGGCCGACGCGCCAATCGTTTGGGTTTTTCATCTTCGGACGGTCCATTCACGTTGGGCGCGGTCGCGGTCGCGGTCGCGCTGTTCTTCCCGATCCTGCCAAGCCAACTCTTCGGCACTCGGGTTCTGGCGCAGGTAATCCTCGAACTCGCGGCGCATTGATCCGTCATCATCCTTGATGGCGATGACGTCCCAGATGTTATCGAGATTGATATGGCGATGCGTTGCGTTGCGCAGCGATGCGTTGCGTTGCGAGGTGTCGCGATGCGTAGCGCGGTATGATGTATCATCCGGCGTGCTCATGATGCGGCCAGCCTATCGAGAGTCTTGTTGGCCTTGCGCCAATCGATCAGCGCCTCGCGCGGTGAATTGCCGTACCCGATGCAGCCAGCGCCCTTTGCCACGTATTGGCCGCTGGTTTTGGTGATGGTGACTTTGCCGAGCTTGTCGTAGGCGATCATTTTGCCCTCCTGATTTGATGCAGGGATATTAGGACGATCTGTCCTAACAGTCAAGGACTAATTGTCCTAATATCGGCCGCGACAAATTGTCCCGGCTGTGGAATACGGCAATATCAGCGCTGGGCTTTGGAAATCTTGGAAAACGTCAGTGGGATTGCCGGACCGGCTAAGCGTTGGCGTTTATTGATTGAGTCGCGATCGCTACCGGTAAAGAGCCAATGAAGGCTGATGCCGCACAGTGCGCAGAACGGTGGAATAAGCGCGTGCGGCAACAGCGAACGCGTCTCGTATTGTTTGTAAGTACCTTGATCTATTTGCAGAAGCAGTGAAATCGCGTGCTGTGAATAATTTGCTTTGTTGCGTGCAATTTGCGTCCGCTTGATGAAGTTATCTCGGAATGCAGTGGTAGCAATATCCCGCGTCATGCCGGGACAATGTGTCCAACCCGGCGGAGATAGTCCACGGACAACATGCGCTTGCATTCTAGGACTTATTGTCCTACTATTTTTCACATGGTCAAGTCGTTTCGCGACATTGTAGAGTTGTGGCCGGTGCCGGAAATGCTGGCAGCGGAAATCGGTGCATCGCACTGGGCGGTGCACAAGTGGCGGCAGCGCGACACCATTCCCTCGGAATGGTGGGTTCGCATTCTGAAAACGGAAACCGCGCAACGTCACGGGATCGATGCCGACACGCTGACGCGGTTTGCAGGCCGGCCGAAGGCGCTGGCGCGCGGATAAGTGTTCCGCAGCGGTGAAGAGGCCCTTCCTAGCTGCGGATCGGCGCGGGAGCTGCGAGTGATCCTCCGTGTATCTGCATACATCGGGTCGCTCCAAGACACAGTTCCCGCGCCACCTTGGGGAGGCATAGGTGGATGACGAGGCGCGGCCGGCCGAACAGATACAGCGCATACTTGAGCAAGCAGGCTCCCGCGATTGGGATGACGGAGGACAATGCGCAGACGCGCCAGGAACTGGAAGCGACGACCCAGCGCTACCTTGCACTCTTGCGGCTCGCGTCGCTGCCGCCGGCAACCGATCAAACCTAGGTTATAACTGGACACCGGAGCGGGTCGCACTGCTACGCGAACTGTGGAACGCGCACCGGCTCACCGCGTCGCAGATCGGCAGCCTGCTGCACATCACCCGCAACGCCGTGATCGGCAAAGCACGGCGCCTGGATCTTGACCGCCGCAATACCGCCAATCACAAACCGCGTACGCCCGTCGCCGACCGGCGCAAGCGCTGGCGCAAGCGTCCCCATCGTCCCCTCATCAAGGTGAGTTCGATGCCAGCAGCGATCTCGGCGGCGCGGCCGCCCGTAGTGGAAGGTCAGCCTGTCTTACTCATCGATCTGCAATCGCATCATTGCCGCTGGCCGATCGGCGAACCGCCAGAAATGCTGTTCTGCGGGCAGGTTAACAATGGATCTTCATCTTACTGCGAGGCGCATGCAAAACGCGCATACCAAGGGAGGCGGTGATGTCCGAGCGTCCTTGGTATCCGTTTTATCCAAGAGATTACCAGATGAAAACGCTCGGCTTGGATGCACATGAGCATGCCGCCTATAGGACGATGATCGATTTATGCTGGCAGCATAGAACGGGTGCCGTAACGGGTGATATGGATGAACTTAAGAAAACACTTCAGCGATTAATCGCAAACTTCCATGGTATCACATTTAATAGAGTTGTTCCCAAACTTTTGAAAGAATATTTCGTGAAACGCGAGGATGGTAATTTTTATCATCCGCGGGTCGAAGAAGAACTGAGAAAGTGGAGAGAAATCTCGGAGAAATCCGAGAGAATTGCTCGAGAACGGTGGTCCGGTTCCAATAAAACCAATGACTTAAGTCATGCCACTCACACTCACACTCATATTAATAAAGCTTCTCTTCCTTTGGGGAGAGATTCAGCGCTATTCCCGCCAAAGTTGCGGACCTGGGAGGACAAGCCACTAACGTCCGATCCGCGCAACGAAGGCCCGATTGTCATCTCGGAGGCGCTCGTCGCCTACGAAGCGTCGATGCGACCCGTTCCATCCGACGGCTCGCTCGCTACGGCGCTATATGGGGAGCGCGCGAGCGAGCCGTCTATCGCTGATGCCGGTGGCCCGTCGAAGATGACCCGAGCTGAATACGATGCCCTGTTGGAGGCCCGAAGAAAGAAGCTGGCCGAAGAAGGAAGCAAGAAAGCAAACGGGGGATCAGCCAAATGAAATGCGCTGATACGGTTACCGATAGGCCGATCTACCGCCTCGAGCTGCGGCCTGAGCCAGGATGCATCAATCCGGCTTATGCCCTCCGCCAACTGCTCAAGCGCGCCCTGCGCGATTACGGCCTGCGCTGCATCTCCGCCGTGAGGATCCGATGACGCAAGCCTGGGATTTTGTGGACGCTTTCATTCTGTGGCAGGCGCGACCAAAGGTTCTTGGGATGATGATATTGGACCTGCCGATGCAATGTGAAAAGGCAACCAGGACACGCGCGATCAAAGCTTTGCACAACGATGGGATCAGAACTGTGGCTGATCTGATGGAACAAACATATCCCGAACTGATGCGAACCCCCAACCTTGGAGCGAAGTCAGTAAACGCAATCGATGATGCTTTGAAACAATATGGCCTATACTTGGAGGGTCGATGAGCTACTGGGCCGTCGTCCAGACCGAGCCGAACCGCGAAACCGTCGCCGCCAAACACCTCTGGCGCGCTGGGTACGCCATCTACCTTCCACGCATCCAGACCGCTAAACGCATCGTTCCGCTGTTCCCGACCTACGCCTTCGTACGCATCGCCGATCGCTGGTACAGCGCCGAAAACACGATCGGCGTCGTGCGACTGCTCAAGGATGCCGACCGCCCAGCTCGCGTCAACGACGACATCGTCCAGGCCATCGTTGCGCAGGAACGCGGAGGTTTCGTCAAATTGCCCAATCCCAAGCCACGCCTCAAGCCCGGCGACAAGGTCACCGTCATCCGTGGCAACTTCCTCGGCCATCTCGGCCTGTACGAAGGCACCAGCGGCAAAGCCCGCGAGCGCATTCTGCTCGACCTGCTCGGCCGCAAAGTGCGGATCGACGTGCCGATAAATGCCATCGAACCGCTAGATGTGGTTGCAGACCGTCCGCGAATGCGCTACTAATGCTGAACCCCTTTGAGCTAAACCATTGGTTTCACGTGAAACTCTCGCCAAAACGAGAGTTGTGCGTCGCGCAGCGCGTTTTCGAGGCCTTTGGCTCAAAGGGTTGTTCGGGGCTTCGAACAGGGCGCCAAGCTCGATCTCGGGATCCCCTTCGGGCTTGGCGTCCCATCCCTCCACAGGAAAATCCAAATGCAGCGGATATGGCGCATTTGCTGGCGAGCCTTCCCCAAACCTTTGACGAGTGGGCAAAACGCACCACAGACGTTCCTAATGGCGTACACATACCTTCGTATGCATGACCAAGCTCCGCTCATTGGTATCCCCTGTGCTTGATCTTGCCATGACCCTCCTTTGGCCCTCCTTTTCCCTCACGACCATCCTTCCGCAACAACCATCCGTTTTCCGCTTCCATTGTCCATCCCGTTTCATTCCAGGTTCCGTTTTCCCTCCATCCCGTTTCCGCTTTTCCAATCCCACCCCATTTCTCCGTCGCTAGCCCAATGACCAAACTTCGTTCGTTAGCGTTCCCCATCGCCCACATCGACACGCATTCCATCGCACTGCCACCCAAGCAGAAAGACCCTGTCTACAACACGCCCGAGTTCGCACACTGGCGCACCGCAGTGCTGGCCCGTGCTGGCTACCAGTGCGAGGCCATAGACCATGGGCAGCGCTGCCTTAAGGCAAGGCCTGAGCACAGGCTAACGGCCGACCATATCATCGAACTGCGTGATGGTGGTGCACTGTTCGACCTCAATAATGGTCAATGCCTGTGTGATGCGCATCATCAACGCAAGACGATGGCGATGCGTGCGCGTCGGTTGCAAAGTTGAGTGCCAAGCAGCGGTTGTAAAAAACGGGGGGTGGGTCAAATTCCGCGAGGGCATGGCGCTATACCCACCGTGGCTTTCACGCGTATGTCTTTGATGCGATGTTGATTTTTTTATGAGAACCGGCGGTTACCGTCCTGGTGCAGGCCGTCCGCGCAAATCGCGTGGGGAATTCCCCGTGCCGACCGACGTTGCATTGGACGCGAAGGCTGCAAAAATGCAACCTCTGGAATATATGCTGATGGTGATGAACGACGCGACGGCGGATCCAACCCGTCGTGACCGGATGGCGATCGCCGCCGCACCGTTCTGTCACCCGCGCATATCCGACACCCGAGTCGGCAAGAAGGAAACGCGGGCCAAGGAGGCAAAAATCGCTGGCATGGGTACGCCTTGGGCTGGCGATCTCGAATACGAAATCCGCGCTAGCTGATGCTGCAGTTCATCCCCGATAGTGGGCCAGCGCCCATCCCAGTTGCTGAGCCATCACGCGCCCGTGATGACTGGGACACGAGCTGCCGCGACTGGGAGCAGCGGATCGTTTCCGGCCAGTCGCTGGTGCCCGATCTGCCGCTGTACGAAGCCGAGGCGGCCAAGGCGCTGCGCGTGTTCAAGCGGCTGCGGTTGCCGGACGTGATCGGCACGCCAACACTGGGCGATGTGTGCGGCGCGTGGTTCTATCCGATCGTGGCGGCGCTGTTCGGATCGTACGATCCGGCCGCCAACCAGCGGCATATCTCGGAGATATTCCAGCTTATACCGAAGGGCAACAGCAAGAGCTCGAACGGCGGTGCGGTGATGGTGACGGCGATCATCGTCAACCGGCGGCCGGAGGCGGAATTCCTGTTCATCGCTCCGACGATGGAGATCGCGGCGATCGCCTACAAGCAGGCCAAGGGAACCATCCGGTTAGACACCGAGCTGAGCAAGATATTCCAGGTGCAGGATCATATTCGCAAGATCACGCATCGGCGCTCGGGCGCGACGCTGCAGATCAAGGCCGCTGATACCGATGTCATCACCGGTAGCAAGGCGACCGGAACGATGATCGACGAGACGCATGTGTTTGCGCGCAAGAGCAACGCGGCCGAGATATTCGTTGAACTGCGCGGCGCACTGACCAAGCGGCCGGATGGGTTTTTGTTTCAGACGACGACGCAGAGCAAGCAGACGCCGAGCGGCGTGTTTGCCGCCGAGCTGGCGATGGCGCGCTCGGTGCGCGACGGCAAGATCCGCATGCCGCTTCTGCCGGTGCTCTACGAACTGCCTGATGCGCTCACCCGCGACGGCGGCTGGCGCGAGCGGCGCTACTGGCCGCTGGTCAATCCCAATCTCGGCCGCAGTACGAACGAAGATTTTCTGGCGCGCGAGATCGTGCGGGCAGATGCCGATGGCCCGGCAGCGGTAGCCTTGATCGCGAGCCAGCATTTCAACGTGCAGGTCGGGATGTCGCTGCGCGCCGATGGCTGGGCAGGCGCCAATTACTGGTCGCGCGGCAATGAGCAAGGCCTCTCACTCGACGCGGTACTCGAGAGATCGGAAGCCGCGGTTGTGGGGCTTGATGGCGGCGGTCTTGATGACTTGCTCGGGATCGCCGTCATCGGCCGCGACAAGGCGACCAAGAACTGGCTCGCCTGGACGCACGCGCTCATCTCGCCGGAAGGTCAGGAGCGGCGCAAGGCCAATGCTGCATTCTATGAGAAGTTCCAGGCCGATGGCGATCTGACGGTGGTCGAGGAACTACCTGACGATATTTCGTTCGTCACCGATATCGTGGAGAAGATCAAGACCAGCAAGAAGCTGATCGGTGTTGGTGTCGACGTGGCGGGGATTGGTGGAATTGTTGATGCCCTGGCGAAGATCGGCGTGACGCAGGAAAAAGGTCTGCTCGCCGGCGTGCGCCAGGGCATTTCATTGATGGGCGCCATAAAGACGATCGAGCGCAAGCTGGTGGACGGCTCGTTCAAGCACGGCGGGCAGGCCTTGATGAACTGGTGCGCCGGCAATGCTCGCGTGGTGCCGACGCCGACGGGCATGCGCATTGCGCGCGATGACAGTGGCTATGGGAAAATTGATCCGCTCATGGCCACATTTAATGCGGCGGCTCTGTTGTCGGCCAATCCGCAGAAGCGGCCGGAAGCCAGGTTGTTTTTCGCCTGATCCTTTCCTGATTTTCTCAAAAGCGGCTCGGCGGGACGCGTGAAAATCCCACCGAGCCTAACCACGCAACGCTGAGTAGGAGCGTCACATGGCTAGTGCGCTTATTAAAGTTGAGTTTTACGGAGATCAACTTTGGGGTTACCGCAACAATGAAGGATTGGGTGTCGTCGCCCTGAGGCCGATTGTAGAAGGGATGGGGCTTAATTGGCCATCACAGTATCAGCGCATTCAACGTGATCCGATCTTAAAAGAAGGGGTTGTTATGATGACAACCCCTTCAGGCGGCGGGGAACAGCAAACCGTTTGCCTTCCGCTGCAAATGCTTCCCGGTTGGCTGATGGGTATTGAGGCTAACCGTGTGAATGAGAGTATTCGCGGCAAGGTAATCCGCTATCAATGGGAATGTTACGACGTATTGGCAAAACACTTTTTGGGAACCAACCATGAGCTAATTGCTCCTCTTGAAAAGATGCTTGATGATAAATTAGGACCTGTACATCGTCGTTTAACTGTGATTGAGGGCGGACTGTCCGAATTAAGATCTGATGCAAAAGCTCTTGTTGAGAACTCGAATAAGGGCCGAAGGGACGCTTCACCAGAAACCGTGCGAATTCATTTTACAATCGTTCGACACCATTATTTCTACAAGTGTCCGTGTGGCGAGTGCGAGACTGTAATTGCTAACGAGAACGGTTTTATTGATAAACTTTGGCACCACCATCATCAAAACCATAGTTGGGACAGTAGGCCAACAGCCATGATCCCCTTGGCAATACGGTGTCATCAGCGAATAGAGAATGATGCCGAGGCAAGAATACGATTTGGGGAAAAAGCATTTCCAATGTTTCAGCGATTGTTAGCGCGGATGCCAATGAGTCAAACGTCCCTTCTTTTGGAGCCGCCATCACCATGAACCGAGCTTATTCACTTCTCACCGTGAAAGCGGTGGATGAGGAACTGCGGCAGATCACCGGCATGGCGACAACGCCGACGCCCGATCGGCTCGAGGATGTGGTCGAGCCCGACGGCGCGCAGTTTAAATTGCCGAT